ATGTGACTTCATCAATGGCGACTACAACGAGCTAATTATCACTGGATCAATTGGTAGCGGAAAGTCAACCGCCGCTAACCTGCTCGTCCTGTACAAGATCTACGATTTGTTCTGCTGGGAAGACCCTAATGCGTGGTTTGGTCTCCCGGCAATGCAGGAAATCTACTCCCTATACTTCTCAGTTAGCCAGAAGCAGGCAGAGAGAACCGGGTATAGGCAGTTCCGCTCCATGGTTGACTCTGCTGGTTGGTTCCGGGACAACGCTCCTCGGCGCAAAGAGATTGATTCCGTATGTGATTGGAGAGATGGCAAGTTTCAGGTCTTCTCGGGGTCGTCACCCCAGCATGCCATTGGTATGACAGTGTGGAGTACGATCCTAGACGAGGCTGACTTCTATAAGAAGAGTGGACACGCCTTTGACGAGACATACGAGGCTGTCACTGACCTGTATGAAGAGCTTGCTGACCGCCGCACTTCGCGCTTCCAGAAGAAGGGCAAAGACCTATCGTTCAGTGTCCTAATCTCCTCTGCTACATTTCAGTCATCATTTGTAGCGCGTCGGATTCAGGAGTCTGCGTTCAACCCGCGCATCAAGGTAGTGAACGCAGTATCGTACAACATCAAGCCAGAGGGCACATATAGCAAGACCAAGTTCTACGTGTTCAAGGGCCACAAGCTGGCAGATCCTGAGATCCTGCGCGACAAGAACCATCTGAATGAGATCCTGCGTAAGCTGCGCATCAGCTATCAGACGAAGCACGCGCTAGGTCGCGCTTACGATTACCTGCCTGCTCGGGTGAAGGAACTGATTGAGCCAGTCCCTGAGGATTTCAAGGCGAGCTTTGAGAGGAATATCCATAAGGCCCTAATGAACCACTCTGGTGTGGCTACAGCCCGTGTGGGCAAGCTATTCCAGAGCAGGGCGCTACTGTCTGCGTGCTACGATGAGGCGCTGTCTCACCCGTTCTTGAAGGACGAGGTGGAACTGTCCACTGGCGACGATGTAGCCTTGAAGGACTACTTCCTCCCGGGCAATCTGACAGACATTGAGAAGCCCCACGCTATCCACATTGACCAGTCGGTGAGCAACGACCCCACGGGTATCAGCATGGTGCGCTACGACGGGACCGATGTCTCTAAAGATGGCATCCACGTGCGCCGGTACACACACGTGTTCAGTTTGCGCATCATACCTCCACCGCCACCTGCCACGATTAAGATTAGCAAAACCCGTGAATTTGTGCTGTGGCTGCGTGACTACGGAGTAAACATTGTTCGCGTCACAATGGACCAGTATCAGAGCCGCGACAGTTTGCAGATCCTCACGGAGAAGGGACTGAAGGCAGAGTACCAGTCTCTGGATCGCAAGGATGACGCATATCTGTCGTGGATGAACATCCTGCAAGACCGCGCTATCCGCATGTACTACTACAAGCCCCTTGAGGAAGAGGCTCTTGACGCTGTACATGACCGTCGTAGACGGAAGGTGGATCACCCGAAGACTGGATCCATCGACGTCCTCCAGTCATTCGTAGGGGCGCTATACAGTTTGGTGTGCCTTGGCGAGACTCATGTTGAGGTGGACACATCTTTCATCGACTCCATCGAAGAAAGAAGCACAGATAGGTTTGGGATGCCTCTGGTTGGCGTACACGACAACCTAGAATCCGCGTATCGGTTCAGTAGGGCGTCAATCACGCGCAACCGGCTACTTAAGGACATATTCTAGGAGCACTGGCTGATGGCAGATCTATTTAGGTTCATGCGGCAACAGAAGGGCAGGGACACTGCTTCTATGCTTGCTATGAATGATACTGAGGAGGCCGCCGAGAACGCTGCCCTAGAGGAGATTTACGACTCACTGGCTGAGTGGGGCATTGCAAACGACCCGGGCAAGACATCATTTCTGGCGGCAATTAAGCAGAGAGCGACAAACAAGCGACTGCGGTACGCAGAGTACGAAGACATCGCCAGAGATCCGCTCATTGTACAGCCAATTGAAATGATGGTCGATGACGCCACCGTCCTAGATGAGGATCGTGGTATGTCATTCTGGGTTGAGTCAAAGGATACTGAGTTCGCCAAAGCAGCCAATGAGATGCTGGCGAAATACGTCGAGCCCTTCCTAGACAACATCGCCTTCAGCATCCTGTCGCGTGGCGAGTACGCCATGACGATTAATCGTGGAGGCAAGGATAAGGCTGTCACCCTGATTCCTATCGGGGATCTCCACCACCTCCACCGTGTGCTTGACGTTGCCACCGGCAATACTCTGTTCTTTACCACTTCTGAAGATCTCACGATGAGTTCCATTAGTGCAGACAAGATTCAGGAGCGGTCCTTCGGGGATATTGTACACTTCGTCAATCCTAGCTACCAGTACTCACAGAGAGTGAAGGTTGCAACTCAGGAGTACTACCTGATCTCTGCGGAGAGCATCTTTACTGATAAGCTAATCGAGACGTACCGGACCCTGACTTATCTGGAGCAGGGGATCATTCGCGCCCGCACTGCGAAGAGTAAGTCGGTGAGGATCTTCAACGTTGACGTCACTGGCCTGAGCCCAAAGAAGGCTCAGGCTGTAGTGCAGTATCTGAACGGTATCCTGAACGCGGAGGAAATGATAGACAAGGGTACAGGGTTCTACGAGGCGTCACATAGCCGTCCCGGCCCGGTCTCTTGCGTGCTTCCCGTGCGCGGCGAGAAGGGTGCAGTGAGGGTGGAGGACTTCTCCCCATCTGCTGATATCAAGGATATCGTTGACATAGAGTACTTCAGAGACAAGCTGTTAAGCGGGCTGCGTGTCCCAAAGCAGTTCTTGGGGTACGGCGAGGAAATGGTTCCCGGTGTAGGGAGCAACGGGTCTCTCATGCGTATCGATGTCCGGTACGCCAGAACGGTGAAGCGTCTACGCCGCCGCATCCGGGAGGGCATAAAGGATGCTGTTGACAAAGCGTTCACTGAAGCCCCAGAATACACCATCGCCTCTGTGCCCGTGTCGTCCCCTGAAGATGAGGAGCGGAGTCAGGAGATCGAGCAGCGGATTGGGATCGGCCAGACTCTGTTTGACAGCATGACAGACCCAACTACGATGGAGATGGACCGCCAGAAGGTTGTCATGCTGCGGGACTTCTTCGACAAGGTTGTACCCATCCCTTCGCTGGCGAAGTTCTTGGGCGTGGTCGCTTCAAAGAGTGAGTTGTACAAGAAGGCAGAACCGACCCGAGGCGAGGGCGAGACTCCTGAAGCAGACGATCCGACCGGTGATGAACAAGAGGTCACAGAGTAACCGTTGAAAGGTCTTTGGAACCATGTCTAGTGTCGTAGCCAGTTCAATCCGCATAAGTGGATCCCACGATTATCTCACATACCTGCATCAGTCCCTGACTGATATGTCGGGGCTTCCTGAGGCTCTGGATAATGCAGTTAAGTCGGGCGGGAGCAGTCTTGCTGCCATGTTTAGCATCCCAAAGCTGGACGAGATGCCACCTATTGAGGTGGTCCCTAATGACTGTGTAGTGATCGGCGCGGGCTTGCTTGGCGTGACCGCTACGGGGGTGTACTGGCCAGCTACCCCGGGCAAGGAAGCCTTCAGGGTGACAACGATCCTTGATCCGAGTCTGGTCCCACACGTTGTTGCAGCCCTCATGGGGGCTCTGCGTGTACCAGTTTCGACTTCCACTACTAACAGGAAGTTCGTGCTTAATCAATTCTTCTACGGTCAAACGGGAAAGACACTTTTTGCAGACGCTGGTAATGCCAGTGAGCAGATTAGGCGCTTCCTGACCATTTGTGCAATGTGGCCCATGTCTTATGCAAACCGATTTGGCATTGACACTCTTCGCGAATCAAAGGCTGATGGAGTAGAGTGGCTAGAGGCTGTACTTGTTGGTACACAGCGGCGTATCTCTGATAAGGGAGCAAGCATTGACGCTGCTATACCATTTTTCCCCATGTTTGGCGCTCAATCGCAGATGCTATACGTGCGCGGGGTCACCTCAGTTTGCGACCCAGCCAAGATCATCGATGTTGTAGGTGGCACAGCCAGTCTTCCTATGGATGGAAATGGGAAGATTGACTTGGATGCGGTTTACCAGTACGGTGTAGCTGCTTTGTTGTCAAACGTGATGTACGAGGGAGGGGAACTCACAGGACTTCCAGACCGCGTTCGCACTAACGAGGAATCAAATGCGCTGACATCCACTCCCGGCGCTGTACTGTCAGCACTAGACGATATGCTGCGTGTGTGGGAGCGTAAGATTCTCCAGCGCGAGAAGGGTATCTCCAAGGTCTCCGGAACTGTCAAGCTACTGTCTGTACCCATGATCACTGTCCAGCGTACACTGCTGAGGAAATTTGCCATTATTCAGGGGCCTACTCGCAACTTGTACAACGCTCACATTGATAACTTGGACGGTGCAGTGTCAAAATTGGTGGAGAGGTGGGGTCTCCAGCAGTCTAGCTATAGGTCGCGTAATCAGACGCATGTCCGAGCCGCATCTAAGAGTGTGGCCACTGACTGGCTGAGTGCTGCTGAGAAGGGCGCTGTCCCCATGTACCGTGCTGAGATGGGTAGTGACATCCTTGCCTCTCTTGGGAGGGATAACGACCCCAACGCCCCGTCTAAGATGAGGGCTGTGCGGGTGCTCATTCCAGCAGACCTACATTGGTTCATTCCGAACCGGCTATCTTCAGTCACGAAGAACATTGAGCGTTCAAAGAAGTCCAACGATCCAGTGGAGAAAGACCAGTACACGAACTGGATGTACTTCTTCGCGCTTCTGTCTACGTACATCTACGCTCATTACTTCATACCAACCGGCCTCGGAACTACTGCCCAAGAGTCTGACGATGCGCCGTCGAAGTACATGACCCGGGTGGCGCGGTTGATCGGGGCATACATTGAAGATACGAAGAACAACCCAAACTACACCCAGATCAAGCCGTGGTGGATTGAAGACTCAGAGAGGGCGCTTCTGTTGCGTGTGATGCGCTCAATGGACGTAACTGAAAGCCAGAAGTGGTCATAGCTGAAAGAGGTTTGCTGTAATGGCTGATCGTCATAATGCGGTATTCCCGTTCTACTCTCGGGCGCTGTCTACCTGCTCGCACTCGGGCGGTGTCCCCATTAAGAGCATCCTGTTCAACGGCGTTTACCGTGGTGACCGCTCGTTTGAGAGCAAGATGATTTCTCTGCTCTCCTCAGACAAAGAAGGTGCGCTACGCCTGCTGACTGGTGTTGTGGGTGGCATGCAGAGCCCCATTCAATTCTCCCATATCGTCCCTTACGGCGTGTTTCTACCAGAGTGCTCCAGAGTAGAGGAGTCCGCTCTGAAGTTTGTTATTGACCTCCAGAGCGATCCAGTGTTTAATGGACTACTGCGGGCGCTCGGGGTGGACAAGTCAGGCAATGTACACGGAATGGTAACGGCCTACGACTACGAGTCGTTGCTGTCTTCCGTGGCGTACATGGACAAGCAGGGCTGGGTTGTGCTACAATCACCAGACGGTCTGGTGCCGTACACTAGCTCAGTTATCTCCCGGGCGTGGTATCAGACGTTGACGGCTCTGAAGCCCGTCAAGGCGATAGAAGTGAGCCGCTACATTGTCGAGGGGCAGTCTGCACCAAGTGCGCAGGCGGTGGTGAATGAGACACCGGGATCAGCCCCCGATAATCTGGAGTGGAAATTGAGGGACCGTCTGAACGACGACACGCTGTCCATTGAACAACTGGAGGCGAAATACGCCGCCAAGGGTGGCAACGTGCGGCTGACCCCGGACGGGAACTTGGGCGGTCGCGGCGTCGAGCACGTTCTGGAGACTATGTTGCTGGGTAATGACCTTGGCGAGGGCGGTGTCCCCTGTCTGGTCGGGCTTTCTGGTGTGGCGAAGTCCAAGCTCGTATCGAAGGTGGCCAAGAAGCACAATTGGGAAATGGTGGATTTCCGCGCAGCTTTCTTGCATAGGCTTGACATGGAGGGATTGCAGACGCTAGGGGACGCTGATGACGAAGAAGTTTTCAGCTACATGGACTTCGACGTCTACGAGAAGTTCAGCAGGCAGGCGTGGTTTGCTGACTTCGCAGAGTGCTCCGACCAGAGCCGAGAG